CGTTGTACCGCCGTTAGTTGTTGATGGTGTAATTTCAAACGCATTACTTACGTTATACGATGCGCCAACAAGCCAGCTTTTACCAGAAGCACTCGGCAAAATTTCCATTCCAGCATTACCACCAGCAGCGGTATTATTTAACCGCAAACCAATGTTTGTTGCTTTAATTTCTAACGGTCGGTTTGGCGAACTCGTACCAATACCTACGTTACCTGACGTATCAACACGAATACGCTCACTGCCGCCTGTGTAGAAGGTCATTGGCAGGTATGTGCCAGTTCCTGAAACGCCTGACCGAATTTGTACGTCTGTTGTACCGTTTACCCATGCCCACAAATGACTGCTATTTGCAGGATCGGAATTGTTGTATGCAAATAATCCAGAGGCTGTACCAGTTCCGTTAGGTAAAGCTGTTATGAATGTTCCTCCGTTTGTCGTGCTTGTTTGCAGCAACGCACGATTAGCAACAGTCGCATTACTGAAATCACCAGTGATGCGACCGCCAGTACCACTGAACGATAGGTTCGGCAAAGTCAACTGGCCAGTCATCGTGTCGCCAGTCTTGAGCACGTGCGTAGCTACGGCGAATGTGCCGAAGCAGATGATGTTCACTTCATCGTTAACCGATGCAGCCACACCTAACACAATGGAAGAGCCAGAGGTTGCGGTGTAGTCGGACTGGTCGAGGCGTAAACCGTTCAGGTACACGTCCAAGTAGAGCGGGTCATACGCAAGTGTTGCACCGTTGGAGTCAACACCAGTAAATGTTGTTTGGCCAGCGGTTGCGATGTAGCGATAGCGACGCGATGTGCCGTTTACCGATGAGCCAGCAGACATCCACAGGCTGCCGTCGTACACGCGCATCGAGTTGATTGTGGTGTCGAAGTACAGTGCGCCGACCAAGAGCGGGTTGCCGTCGTTGTCGACCGCAGGTGCTGTTGACTTGGGGCCGAGGTAGCGATCATCAAACGAGTCATACGAAGCAGCAGCAGATGCAGCAGAGCCTGCCGCATTAGTTTCGCTCGTAGACGCGGCAGACGCGCTTGCAGCAGCTGCATTCTTGTAGGTGAGGGCGTTGCCTTCACTGGTTGATGCGGCGCTTGCAGAGGCCGCTGCAGCGTTCTGGCTAACCAGTGCTGCGGCAGCAGAGGATGCTGCGCTTGCAGTCGAGCCATACAAGTCGCTGACGTACTTCAATGTGACAGCGTCGAAGTCTGTAGTGGGTGCGCCAAGACCTGTGATCTTGCTGCCTCCCATTGCGATGGCGCCACTCATTGTGCCGCCAGACAAGTTCAGCTTGAGGGCCAAGCTGTTGTCGACCTGAGTCTTGGTGTAGGCATCAGTGATGCCAAAGCCCGAAAGTGTTGTTGGCAACGAGCCAGCAGTCACGCGACCGTACGCATCCACTGTGACCAAGGCGTAGTTACCAGCGGTCACGCCGGTGGTGGCCAAGTCGATGTTGTCTGCGTTGACAACGATTCGAGCCGAGCTTGCTGTGTTGACGTCGAGCGTGTTACCAGTCTTTGTCAGACCTGCGCCTGCGTTGATCTGGCCAGCACCAGAGAACTGCACCCAAGTGACGGCGGTAGAACCAAGTGTTCCGCCGGCGGCCACCGTACAAGTGAAACCGTTGTTGCCGTTTGTTGTACCGACTTCGACGAACACGAAAGCTGAGACCAGCTCAGCCCATGTGTCAGCGTCGGTGGTACGGGTCCATGTACTAGCCGACACCAAGTAGATGCCATTGTTGGCAGCAGTTGCTTGGTCCTTGACCAGCACACGATCACCAACGCTCAGCGTGATGCCGTCGACTGTCTGAGTTCCAGACAGGGTGATGTTGGCAGTTGTTGCAACACGGACGGACGCCTTGGCATCCAGACCCTGCACAGCAGTGTCGACGTAGGCTTTGGTGGCAGCGTCTTGCGCAGCAGTTGGATCACCCAGTCCGGTGATCTTGTTAGTGCCCATCGCGATCGCGCCAGACATCGTGCCGCCGGCAAGGTTCAGCTTCAAGGCCAAGCCTGTGTCGACGTAGCTCTTTGTCGCGGCATCGCTAGATGCGGATGGTGCAGCCAGTCCAGTTACAACTGCTCCGGTGACAGTGCCGCCGCTGATTGTTTTGTTTGTCAGTGTCTGGGTGTCGGTTGTGCCGACGATTGCACCCGATGGGCCTGCAATGTTTTCCCACACGGTGTTCGCAGAGTTGCGGCGCAGCATGTTGTTGGCTGCAACCGAGGTGATGAGTACATCATGCAGCTCTTCCAACTCGTAGCCGTTGTTGATGTTGACGTAGATCACACCCTGAGTGGCGTGCGAGCGAACGCACCAGCCCAAGACCACGGTGTGGTTTGGTGCGGATGGCCGAGTAGTTGTGATGCCACCAGCTGTCGATGGTGACAGGTACAGCGTGGCGCCTTCAGTGAAGGCGGAGGTGTCAACCTGTCGGATCAGGCCAAACGTGGTGGCGAAGCCCTCGCCGTGAGAAGCAGCTGGCTCGGTCATGATGGCCAGCGTGGATGCGGAGTTTGCATCGCTATCACCCTTGGCCAAATCGGCAGTGAGGCGAGTGCCAGAAGATCCTGTGATCTTCACAACCTGCATATCAACGAAGCCTGTTGCGGTTTCGTTGTAGATGCGCACGTTTTGCTCTTGGCCAATTTGCAGAGTGACGTTGCCACCCTTCAAGCCTAGATCAAGCGTGCCATCGGTGTCGTTCCATGTCAGTCGACCAACTGCGCCGGCGGCCACGTTGCTCGTGCTGAAGTCGACGTTCATCAACTTCGGGTCAGAGATCAGAGCTGTGCCAGTTGAGTTGACGCCAACGACCTTGTAGCCATTACCAGCCAAGGTTGGCATCTTGTCGAAGCCGGCCTTGATCAACTCCAACTCTGCGCGCATTGCAGCAGAGGAGCCGGCAGAGTTTGGTGCGGGGTACGTGGCGTGGTTGTAAAAATCGTTTGACATTATCGAAGTCCTCTGCGCATGGAGTAATGCACGATGATGTTGTTCACCGTGAATGGTTTAATTATCGCTGACACAGAGGAGATTTGGATACCCAAATTCTCCGCAGTGCCCATCAATTCAATCTCAGATGGAGAGATGTCGCGGCCGTCCCAAACAAAGTTGTCCCAAGTCATCTCGTCCCAGTAGCTCGAGCGCAAGTCGTTTGCGTACAGCGCACCCGACGCCTGCTCGAGTTCGACTGAGCGGTAGCCCAAGTCGTAGCCGAAAGCGATCTCAGCATACGAGTCACCAGTAAGCTCAACGCTGGCGCGACGAAAGCGCTTGAGCACGCGTGGAGACTTGATGCTGTTGTAGACCAAGTTGATGTTTGCTGGGATGACGGCGCCGTCAAAAGACGTGCCAACGTCAAGGCGGTACACGAAGCCGTTGGTCGAGCCAAAGAACGAAGTGGACGCGCCATCAGGGGTCTCGCCCTCAACGCAGCATGTGACGGCATTGGTGAACTGCACAGGCATGATGCCAAGCACCTTGCTGCCGTTGAATGTCATGTAGATGCCTGTGCCGTCGCTGAAGAAAATTCGGTACTGGCCCTTCTCGCGATTGAGCACGCTGCCCGTGGCCAAGTTGCGACGAGACTGGATGAACGGGCGAATACGCAGCGTCAATGCGTTTGACTCGAAGTTGCCGTAATTTAGCGACGTGTTCATGTTCATGACACCACGGTCATCGAGCACGTAGGCTTGGTCCATGTTCTGCGAAGTGTATGGCAGGCCGCCAGTACCGCTGTTGAACGTGGACAGCTGGAAGTTGGCTTCGCTTGTGCCGTACAGAATGTTTGTGTCGTTACGCGTGTAGACGCCAAGAGCGCCAGTCGTTTGGTTGCCTGGCAAGATCAGCAAGTTTGTGATCGCGCCATTGAGCGCAATCTCTCCGGCTCCAAGTAATGGAGTCCACTTATACGGCTCGCCGATACCTGAGAACTGAAGCGACTCATTGAATGCAAAGAACAGATGGTTCTTGTGCACCGCAACGCGCGTGGGCACGTCGACCGTCATGCCGGTCTTGATTGGCACATACACAGTACCATCAAACTCGAAGCCGCGGTTCTTGCCATCGCATCCGTAAATCTTGGTGTTGATTGTGCCGCCACCGAAGTTGCCGATCATTGTCTCGACACGCCCGCTTGGCAGCAGCGTAATCGCTGAGGTTGTGCCATCGGCCACAGCCTTGTTGACCGTTCCAACTCGGATGGTCTCGTTGTCAATAAACGTGCCAACCACTGTGGACAGTATGAGCTTGCCGGTGGCGTTTGATGTGGACCATGCGCCCGATTCAAGAACAACGCGAGACACCACGGCAGATGCGCCGCTGGTGAGTCCGTTGATGGTCTGGCCATCAAGGATCTCAGCTGATCCGCCGTCGAACTTAATCTCGTAGCCCAGTGCAACCTGCACCCATCCAGACGATGTTGATTTGTAGATGTTGGCAGCCGTGGCGCCCACGTTGTTGCGCCACGCATAGACCACGTTGTTGAAGTATGCGACACCGAGGATTGAGCCGGAGCCTGGCACTGCGGAGATCGATGTGCGGTACTCATCAGCAGCAAGGCCGCGATATGTCGCATCGGTCAAGCCGTCAACGTCCATACCCTGCACGGCGGTCAAAGTGCCCACGTTTGTCGAGCTGACTTGGATGGTCTCACCAGCCAAGAAAGTGCCGGTCTCGCGGGTGATCACCACCTTTGTGCCACTGCGAGCAATGACCTTGCCGGTGGCTGCGCTCGTTACGCCCGTAACGGTATCTCCGACGACGACTGCGCCGGTGAGTGCGCACACCAAGACGTTGTAGTTCGCAGCCGATGGGCTTGCGTGGCCGTCATAGCGTTCGTACCCAGCGATGCGCGTGTAGCCACCGTTGATCGAGCACTCGAAGTTTGCAGCGCGACGCGCGAAACCCGGTGGCAGCGACAGGGTTGGGGTGACTTGATCCAAGCCACCCGCAAGGTGCATGAGTTCGTAGTTGACCTTGGGAAGCTGAACTGGTCTGTTGGCCATTTCGGCTCCTTATGCCAATGGATTGCCGAGGGAAACTTCAGGCAGCCACTCACGTTCGAGCTGCGCCATCAAGGCTGTCTCGCCGCGCTCGCCGCGCGCCAATACCTCAGACGCTGATTCAAACAGGCCATAGAACTGCATTGCCTTGTAGACGAGGATTTTGTGAAGGTGGGTAGGCAAACCTGTTGGTAGATCAGCGTCTAGCGTCATGGATGACGGCAGGCGCTGGTACTCACCAACCATGGTGAAAACTGCATTTGGAATCTGGCCAAGCATCATGGCCTTCTCCGTTGGATGAATGGCGAACACCACGGGGCGACCGCTCACCTGCGCGTTGTAGCGATAGGTGTTGCGGAAGACTTGGTACTCCCATTCAACCAACCACTGCTCATCATAGATCCCGATGTCAGTGCGATAGGAGCGCACGGTCTCCTTCCACCAGTAACGCAGATCAGTCATGGGGTTGCCAGTCAGATCGTTGGTGGTGGTGAAGGGTGCGTAGTCACCTTGCTCGGCGACAGTCTGGTAGCTGAATGGCACACGCATCCAACCCCAGCTGTCGTACATGCCTTGCAACTCGAGCCAAGCATCGTTGATGTAGGTGGCAAGGCGTGCAGCCTCACCAGTCTGAGCAACAACGGACACAGGCCCAGTGCCGGGGATGCCGCACTCTTGGCGCAGCATCTTGGTTAGCTCGAGGTAGTTCATGTATTAAGCTGGTGTTTGCAAGAGTTGACGGAGCCAAGGTGCGCCCTGCTTTGGACGAGGGTCGTGCATCACTTGGAAGGGGTAGGTCAACGATAAAACGTTTTCCTCAGCGAAGCCCATGCTGCCATCTGGATTCACAATCTTGCGTTGACGCAGGCGTGATTGTTTGGCGGTTGCCAACACGGCCACGTGGTAACGCTTGAGCTTAGCCTCATTGCCTCGGACGATCAATTTGTAATCGCCGTTGACGTTCACCTCGACGAATGCGGGGTCATTCTCATTGTTCGGCTCTTGCACGAACACGGTCAGCTCGTCACGCATGAAGTCCTCTTGATCGATGGCATCGGTGCTGATCACGCGATCAGTATCGATCTCGACGCCGCGTGCGCTCTTCGCATCTTCGACTGATTGGACTCTGTTGACGATGTCTACGTTTTGAGAATCGATGGTGGGCTTGCGCTCGTAAGTTGTGGGTTTGGTCATTGCATGGTCTCCATGGATTAAAGGGGGTGGCACCCACCCAAGGGTGAGTGCCGGACTGCTATTAAGCGGTCAATGGGTTCGACGGGATGTCGGCCAAGTTGTAGAAGGTAGCAGTCACGCCGGTAGCGGACAAGTCCACTTGGCCGGGAGTGAACTGAGTACCAGCAGTCAATGAAACGCGCAATGCACCGATCGGGCAAACACCCTTTGGAGCATCAGCAAATTCCAAAGCGATGCGGCCGTTAGACAACTCAGCGTTGTCAACGATACGACCGGGCAAGATCGACACTGCGCCGGCTGCATCCAAGAAGATGCTGTACAAGCGAGTAGAGCCGTTCACGCCACCGATGAAACCACCGTTGACAGCTTGGATACCACCAGCAGCAGCTTGGTACACGACGGCGCCAGAGTAGCTGATAGCGATGTTGTCAGTGATAGCCTTGCTGTAGAAGCGGCCATCCAAGACGTAGTTGATCGCGGCAGCGATCTGAATGGTGTTGGCGTTTGTGCCTTCAGCCAAAGCACCAGAGTTCAAAGCGAGTGTTGCGCCTTGGGTGAGAGATAAGTTATCCATTTGGAATCCTTTGAAAAAAATTAAACCGTAAAACTAGCGTGCTTTGTGAGATTCAATTGAGCTGGTATGACCTGAAGATTGTTCTCGACATGAAGACCTGAAACATTTTTTCCGTGAAGCGGAATGATGTGGTCGACATGCCACTTGCCTCCCAACATTTTCTCACGCAACTTGGCAAGATGGTATGCCTCGGTGATGAAGAACTTGTTGGCCCATGCTGGTGTTGCCTGCTTGATATAACTCTTGCGTGCGGCAGTTTGAGCATTGACGAGGTAAGCACTTTCCTTGCGCCGCTTTGCTTGACGCTCGCGAGACCATTTTCTATCCAACTCTGGGTGAGCTTGACGCCAAGCTTTAGACTGGGCGTTGTGCTTTTCCTTGTTGGCTTGATAGTGTTCGCGAGCGTAAGCATTGTGACAAGACTTGCATTCGCGTTGCAATCCATCAAGCGTGTCTGGGCGCTTTGAATAAAGCTCCTTTGGCAAGATTTTTTTACAACAATTGCAAGTCTTCATGTCATTCACTCAGAATAATCACAAGCCAGAAGCTGCGCACTCTACCCTCACCATCCAGTTCTCATTGAGACGGACGGCGTTCTTCCAGAAGTTGGCGCCCACGTAGCCGAATTGTCCCATTGGGTTAGCGTGGGTGATTGTCTTCGCGGGCAAGTAGATTGGTTGAATGGCGTTTTGGCCCTTCAATGCAACTTGACCCCAAGCTTCTTGGCCGATGACCATGATTGGGTACACGTCAGCGGTAGTACCAGTAGTGCCACCGTTAGACAAGAAAGCGCCTGCAGTCACAGTGCCACCAGCAGCCAAGAATGGCTTGAAGTAAGGCGATGTGATGATGCGGAAACGCTCAACAGTACCGATCTCACGCTCATGCACAGGCTTTTGTGAACCGTACTTAGCAACTGGTGTGAACACGGTCACGCCGGCCACAGTCAAGTTACGGAAGTCAGCTTCCAAGTCGGTGTGGATGAACACCAAGTAGCCGGGTTCGATAGCGTGTGTATCGAAGTTCACGCTTGCAGACAGACGCTCAGTCACGAGTTGTGCGTGTGCGCTTTCCAATTGACGAGCAGCTTGACGCAGCTTGTTGATTGTCACTGCAGTGTTAACAGCTGTACGCACTGTGCCGTTTGCGAACACAACGTTTGTACCGCCACGGACCACACCGTAAGAGATCAACTCTTCCAATGTACCCATGTGCTCACCAACCAACTTGACCATGTCAGCTGGGATGTCGTCTTCATACAAAGACTCAGCTTTGCTGGAGATTTTCATCAACACGCCGTACTGTTGCAAGGTAACTTGCACGTCTTGATACGTGATGGTGCGAGCTGCTGGAGTCACGCCTTCTTGCATCAAGTATTGGCTGGCTGTCACGTTAGGAGCGCCGTTTGTGCCTGCATCCAAAGGAAGAGCACGACGGAACACTACGGTGTCAGTCTTGTTTTGAGGGACTTGTTTTTGCGAACCGAAGGTCGACAAAACTTTGATTGGCATGGCGTGCTTGAGCATTTCGCGCTCGGCCATGATGAGGTTCCGGCTAGGAACTAAGGAATAGGTTTGCATGGTTATTTACCTTTTTGCTTATCGAGTTCATCGAGATAGCGCCAGTATTCCTGTGGCGACATATCTTCAACCGCTTTGGTTCGAATTGACGAACCGCTGCGACCTGAAGGGATAGCCGCCGCAGAGCTAAGGCGCTGCGTTTTGTTTTGTGACGCTACTGGGTTCGCGGCTTCATTGTGCAGATCAAGCAATCGAATTGCATCTCGCGGGCTTTCGCTCGCCGCAAGCATCTGTACTTCTGGTTGTTGGCGTTGCAGCCAACCCATGAACTCAGGCGTCTGTACACGATCTTGCCAACCCGGATGCTTTGCTTCCACCGCCAGCTCTGAACGCATTTGAGCAATCTCTTCGTGGCTCACACCACCTTTTTGATTTTGGAGCAACGCTTGAATGCGCTGTTCCTGCTCTTGCATCTGCTGTTTTAAGGCAGATTCCATTGCGTCCGCGAACTCTGGGTAGTCGCGCTTTAAGTTGGCCATTGCTTCTGGGTTCGATTGCGCTTGACGGATTTGATCCGCATTGGGCGCTTCGCCACCTGAGCTGGCAACTTGCTTAGCCAGTTGTTGCTGTTGCTTCAACTGACCATTCAAGCCACCGATGTGACCTTCTGCATTCCGAAGACGAGTTGTTACTTGGCCGAGCATGCTCTCCAAGCCAGCGATCTTGTCCATCAACGATTGCTCATTGCCCTCAGTGCCAGCGCCTGCGCTTGCATCGGCCTGATCGGCGGGTGCTTGCTGGCGTTGATCTGATTGCTTTTGCGAATCTGTTGGCTCAGTTGCCTGAGTTCCCTCTGCTTTGTCCTCTGGCAATGCCTTGCCTGATTCCTCTGCATCGAGCTGGTCCCAAATCTTCTGGGCTTCGTCTTGTGGGTTAGTTTGTTCCTGTACTGTCATTTGGTTGTCGTCTCACTTGTCACCATTACTGGCGGGTAATGTCGACGCCGCTTAATTCATCGGGGTCAACTGCTGCTCCCGCGCTTGCCTCTTCAGCAAGGGCGAGGATCTTTTTCAACTCCTTGATGCCACCACGCACCGAGGATGTTTTCTCAGGACTCATCTCTGAGTCGTTGAGCTTTCGTAATTCGTCGATCCGTTCTTCAACGAGTTGCGAAAGCCGCTTCCAGCACGGGGTGCGGAAATCTTCAAATTTCAATGTCGTCTCCAGAAAAAGAAAAGGCGCCCTTTTTTAAGGGGCGCCTCAACTAATGGCTCATGAAAAAACCGTAGGCCCGTATGCAAAGACACTGACCCGACGCGAATAGTACATCATTTTCGAGCCGTGTGCAAATTAAATGCCGCTGCCTTGGTTCACCTTGATGGCGGCCTCGGCATTGAACAGCTCACGCTCGTTGTTGATGTGCAGTGCGGCCAAGCGTTCTTTGGACGCAATCTCTTCCTGCGTCATCTGACCGTCCTGAGTCAGCTTGGCAATCTCAATCTCTCGGCTGAGTTGCGCCTCTGTCATGGCCACCTGATATTGGCCCTGCTCTTTTTGCTGCTCAAAGTCACGCTGCGCCTTGTTGTCTTCCAACTGAGCAGCCTCGGTCTGAGCTTTGATCTGCGCAGCTGCGATGCGTGGGTCTTGCTGCTGGCCTTGCTGAGCCTGCTGCTGCATGTACTGGTTGTACTCGTCCTCTGTTTTCATCAGCTCGTCAGGGTTCACCTTGAAGGCTTTCAGAATCGCAGACAGCTCAGCACGGTCCTTCATGTACGGAACATAGCGCGCATTGTTGGTGATGTTGGCCAAGTTCAAGAGGGCTTGGTTCTGAATGTCGCGCTCGATCAGCGCAGTGCTGCCGCGGGCGTCAATCTCGTAATCGCCTTTGATCTCTGGATCTGGATCGTTGGCCATCTTCCAGTCGTAGTAGCGACCGATGTGCGGACGGGTGATGCAGTCGTCGTACAGCTTGACGCGCTGGCGCAGCACGCTGTTGGCGTTGTTGTACAGCATGACCATGCCGCCGACGGTCTCGGGCGCGCTGCCCTTCTCGCCGCCCATAAGCTGAGGCATACCTGTCTCTTGCTCGGCAAATGTCATGGCTGCCTGAGCGATGGCCAACAACTCTTGCAGGTGGCTGTTGAACTCGAACACGCTGAAAGCTTTGCTCACGTCCTCGGTGTCGTCCTTGGCCAGCCAGATCTTGTTGGGCGTGATCTCGTAGCTGCCGTTCTGCGGGATGACCATGCCCTTGCGCATGACCACCTGACCGCCAAGCGAGGTGCGTCCGTTGTCCATGACTTGGCGCCAAGCAGAGTTCACCACGCGTTGCTGGTGCTCAAGCTCGTCTGGCAGGCCATAGCCGTAAGGCGAGTCGTCGGCCTTGCGCCAGCACCACACGTCGACGGGCAGGCTCTTGTCTTCGACCCATGACTCCATGGCGCCGATGACTTTGTCGTTGACCATGATAAGCACACCGAAGTCGACATCAGTCAACGGATCGGCGTTGGTGCGCATGGTCAGCAACTCCATCTCGTCAGGCTCGATCTCGCCGTGGTAGGTCCACATCTCGTAGCTGTCTTCCTTGATGACGTCGCGCATGACGCGGCCCTCGGCTACACGGATGCGGCTTGGTGGCGCGCGCAGCACGTCGCGGATTGCATCGGCGTCGTAGCCGGGAATGCCAACGAGGCGGCGCAATTCTTTGCGGGTTACGTCGCGACGGATGAAGAAACCACGGCCACGTTGGTGATCGTTGCCACAGGCTGGGTCAAAGAACACGTTCCATGGGTCGAGCGACTCTGAAGATGGGACGATGGATTCGTTGATTTGAAGCACTTGCGTGCCACCCTGCTGGGGTAGCCACACCTTGCTCGTTTGACGGGCTGGAAAGGGGCCATGCATGATGCCTGTGCCCAATCGCACAGCGTTGTCGATCAGCTCGCGGCTCTCGCCGTTGAACTTGGCTTCGGTAAGGCTGTCGTCGATTGACTTCTCCATGGACTCGGCAGACTTCTTGGCAGCCTCAACCACCAACTGAGCCTCTTGGTTTGCCGTCATGCCGGTGGGTTCACCAGTCTGCGGGTTAACCGTCTTGCGTTCGTCGCCCATCATGGATGCAACCTCTGGCACTGGTGTTGGCTTGATGCCCCAGTTCTTGTCGTCGGTTGGGAACAAGATCTCGCACATGCGAGCGATGGCTTGGTCCACCTTGGGACGCACGATGTTTACCACCACGCGCGAGCGGTTGCCGTCTGTCACCTTGCGTGCGGGCGGGCCGTTACGTAACGTGTTCTCGAACTCGCCTGTCGTGGTGTTGTGCTCGCCCCAGTAGAGCTGAGCCGCACGGCGCCAACGCTTCTCAACGTTGCTTTGAGCGCGGTGCTGTACCCACTTGTCGCGCAGCGTGGAGAACATGCCGTGCAGCTTGGTCACCTCTTGCTGGACGTGCTGGTCGTACTGCTCACGCGTCATGATCTCGTTGCCATCGATGACGGCGAGGTGTTGTTTGTTTTCGTCTGGGTTATGCATGATTTACCTCAATAACCAGTAACAGAATCTAGAGCTTCCCACGCATGGTGCTGCCCAGTTGGAACAACCCAGTCGTCTTTCTTTTCGACTGGGTAAGCGAATGTCAGGGCCAAGCTATCAGCCCTGTCTGGTGATTTGATGCCGCGCTTCTTGGCGTCTTGCTTGCTCTCGAGCAGCAGCTCACCACCCTTGTAGCCGTATTGCAAGGCAGTGAGGTCGGTGATGAGGGCATTATCGTTTGGAATTGACGCGCCGGCCTTGAGCCACTCACGCATCTCGCGCCACATGTGCGCACGCAGGTTGTAGCTCTTTCCGTCGCTCATGCGCAGCGAGCTGTTGACGTCCACCACGATGTCGCCGAAGTCGCGGCGCAGGATGTCGGCAACGCCGGAGCCAATGCCGATGGTATCGACAGCGATCTGGGCGATGTCACCCATCTGCTCGCGGTATACCTCTTTGGCGCGGCCCGCCACGTCAACGACGTCAGCACCACGAAAGTTGATCTGACGCAGAAGCACGCGGCCTTGGCGCAGGCTGATCGAGCTGCCGTCGTCACCAAAACGGGCGACGTCGATACCCATGATGATCGGGCCGTAGGGCATGACATCCATGGGGCCTTTGCGAGATGCGGCCATGACCAGCTCGCCGGGAATGAATGCGTTGGCCACCGAAGCGGTGTAGCTGCGGTCAACTTCCTGCGCGAGCACGACTGGGTCGAGCGTTGCCTTTTGCTTCTCGTACCACACCTCGTCCTTGCGCGGGTCGTCACGCCAGTCGAAGACGAACTTCTTGGTCTTGCCGTCGTGTGCGCGGCGGTAGAACGGATTGCCCGCACCGTTGGGTGTTGACACGTAGAGTCGGCAGTTCGATGTCTGCGACAGCGCAGCGTCAGCTGACTCTGGGTGCTCCAAGAATGCGGCCTCATCCACGAAGTAGATCGATGTGCGGTTACCGCGGCCAATGTTGTCGCCAGCCTCGCCGGTGATAAACGACCCGTTCTCTGGGTTCTGGATCTTCATGAACGGCGCATGCTTGCTAGGGTCCCAGCTGTCAGGCTGGAACTCGGCTGGCAGCAGGTTGATGAACTCTCGCACCTTCCAGAACAGCGACGCGGGGTTGCCGATCTGGTCGACGTAGCTTTCTTTGCGTGAGCCGAAGCCCACCACAGTGCCGGTCTTGAACAGCATCATCCATGCGGCGAAGCCAACGGTCAGCCAGCTCAGGCCCATGTCACGAGACTTCTCGACTAGGCCGTCCTCGCGGGCGAGCCAGCGCTGCAGCAACCAGTCAATGAACTCGCGCTGCTTGGGGAACAGCACGAATGGGACCACGGTGCGCAACCCACGTTCGGCCAAGCGTGGGTCGAACGTCATGCCCCAGTCGTTGATGAAGTCGGCAGGGTTGCCGGCGTAGTAATCCTTGAGGCGGTGCACGATCTCAGGCTGCGCACGCATGCGCTCAAGGCGCTCGACGCGCTGCTTGAAAACCTCTTCGTAGTTCGGGTTGATCCAGTTGAAGTTTTCCATCAGAGACCCTTGACCATGCGCTCGTAGGCTTGCTCTGCGGTGAGCGTGAGATCAGCCTTGACCTCGATGGCGCCACCATTCTTGCCAGTCAGCTCGAGCTTTGACTTGTCGCCATAGTCCAAGGCGTTGAGCTTGGCCGCCACCTTGAGGTTGGTGTCGACGGCAACGCGAAAGCCCGCGGCGTCACCAATGGCCGCGGCGCTTCGGCCGTAGTCGATGGCGGCGTCCACCAAGTTGTGAGCGCGCAGGGCGCCGATCTTGGCGTAGGTTTCCTTGGTTGTCTCATGCTCCATCAAGATGGCGCGCAGTTTCCAGCCGGCGACGGTGAAGTCGAGCGTGTCGGCGATGGCTTGGAAAGATTCACCCCACACGTAGCGGTCAAAGACATCGTCTGCCACGGCAAGAACCTGCTCACGCAAAACCTCGGCGGCGTCGCGCTCTGGCTTGCGATGCAGTGCCACCGTCTCTGGCACGTACTTGCGGCGGGGTTTCTTTTCGGGTGTGTCGCTCATATCACTTGGCATGGCGGCGAGCTTCGCTCATGGCGATAGCTTTGGCCTGTGCTGGGTTCTTGACGATGGGACCGCCCTTGCCTGAATGCAGCTGGCCTTTGGCGAACTCGCGCATGACGATGCCAACTTTCTTTTGCTGGGCTGGGGTTTGCTTGTTCATTGTGACGTCTCCACAAGGGTGAATGACACCCCTAGCCATCCCTATCTCATGGGAGACGGACACTTGAAAGGGCGGCAGGGGGTCAATAAAAATGAAAAAGCCCACGCTAGGTGGGCTGATTTTGGAGACACTGCTCCGAGGCGCACTATATCACCGGTTCCCGATGACGTCAACGGCGTCCAGCTGGATGCGCTTTAGACCCATGCGAGTCTCGAGCGCAAGGTGACGCAGCGCAGCCTCGACCGCCTCCTGATTGCTGGTGAAGCCCCACTGCTTGCGCAGGTAGATCAATGCCGCCGTAGCCTCAGTGTGCGCATGGAAAGCCACAGTGATGCCGCGACTCGCCTGCTTCGCGCGCCACCGCTTCTGGCGCTCAGCGTTCGTTAGTGGCGCTGGCTTGTCCAGCTTCAGCTTGTCGATGTTCACTTGTCTGCTCCTGTTGTGCTTGCTCGTCGCGCGTCACGTACCACGGTGGGCGCTTGCCGAAGATCCGCTCGTGTGACTCGGTGTATTCCTTCGTGGCCACCCTGCTCACGAGTGAGTCGCCGGTGATGTCGTTGCGGCTCATTTTTTATTTTCCTTTATGGTCATGCACTCAGTGTTGCCCCAGATTCCACTCAGCACCCATATATCGCCCTCAAGATTTTTGTAAACCTTGCCATCGATGCACCTGTATTCTGAGCACCCGCCAAGCAGTAGTGCCGTGGCGATGATTAAATATTTCATGATTTATCCTCATCTGATTTTCTCAAGTATGCACCACACCGCGTGCATCGATAGCACGGAAATGGGTATGCTGCATCAGGTATCCATCTGTGTTTGCATGTCATGATGATTTTCCTTTCAGCCCAGCCAGCTGCTTCTCTGTCTTTTTAATCTTCGCCTCGAGCCTCATCCTTGCGACATCTTTCAGGATGACCTGCCTAGCTGACTCGTACAGCTCTCGCTGGTCTTCGTCCATCCAGCCGGCGTATACGATGCACAGCGCCTCGGTGATTGTCATGCGCCCTTCTCCTTCAGCGCTCGCTCATAGTCGCTGCCGTCTTTGTTCCACACGGTTGTCTGGTATCCGATGCCAATGTTCTCGAGCAAGAACGTAGCCCAGCAAGATGGGCACACAGGCATCGATTGCCTGTACGTGCCTCGATCAGTCTCCACATCTTTGCTCAGCACTGGTGCTGGGTGCGTGTGATGCGGCGAGTATTGAAACTCGTGCTCGCACTTAATGCATTTGTATGGGCTTGGTAATTGATAGGTCATGTGTTCTTCTCCTTGAGTTTGGCTTCGACCAGTTTTGCAACTTCATGGGCAACCTCATCAGGCCGTTGACCAAACCAGGCTTGGTCTTTGTTGACAATATTCATCCACTCAACATCCGTCAGCCCAACCCATGTGCGCTGTGTTGGTTTGGTATAAACCTTGTCGCCTTTCTTAAGGCTGTAATCACCAGTGAATGAATAGATGTTGCCAAGTTTGCCCGTGATGGTTATCGCCACAGGCTCACCCTGCTCTTGCTTTGGTGGTGGGTTCGATATAGCAACACAACCAGCCTTGGCCGTGCATTGTCCGAACTCGCATGCTTGGCACATGACCTCATCTTGATACTGCTTAAACCCACCACAGTCGCACTCGCCGGCTGGGTAGGCTGGCTCGCTGTTTACAGCGCAGTCTGACCAATGCTCAACAGGTTGCTTTGGCAATTCCTTCAGTGGAACTAGGAAAGTTGCCACATCTTCGATGCGACCTGTAATGTCGTAAAGGCATTTGTATTTCGTCATAGCTTCTCCTCGATCTCATTCAATGAAACGATCACACGAAGCGAGGCCCAAGCCAACACCTGCATGTAATCCTTGTGGATCAGACCATCAACGATCTGCACCCATATCACGATCATCATCGCCAGCACTGCGAGCTTCCACAGCAGTGTTCCGATTGACTGCGCGATCTTCAGTTTGTCTTTGTGCGTCATCAGTGACTCCATGGTGGTGGTGTGACCCACACTGTTTTTGCTGGCCTGTAGCCTTCTGGTGCGGCGGGCTGCAAGCTTTGCGTGATGCTCTTCAGTTTCTTAATGCGCGCAGCTTCAGCACGCCTTTCAGCTTCGGCCTGCTCTCGCAGAGCTTTCGATTCAGCCTTGCGTTGCTTAGCCTCAAGCTTCTCGCGTTCACGTTGAGCCTTCAACTCCATGCGAGCCTTGCGTCTTTGCGCGACAAGCTGGGCATTGATCTCTTTGTAGTTCTCGCGCTGGCGTTGTATGCGAGCCTCTTCCTTGTCGTATGACTCGGAATACTCCATGGGCTTCGGTGCGCTCGCAGGAACGGCCACGCATCGCCAGACAGCTCTGTACTTCCCAGCGGAAACCTTCTCCCAGCCTCCAACATAGAAGCCGTAGTTGCGCTCGAGTGCGCCCATGACTATGTCCTGTGGCGCGCCATCGATCTTTGACAGATCACGTGTTGTCATGCCGTCTGGGTTAGCCAGCAACAGGTTGCGCAGTCGAATGCCTATGTTGGTTGGTCTCATGACAACTCCTCAACGCGACCATCGCGGTACTCGAGGCGGTCATTGAATCGGCTGGGGATTGCCTCATGCTGCTGAGCGCCTGCGCGCACTGGAACCCAGCCAACAACGAGCGGATGCTGGCGATGGTCAACAGTTGAGTTGGTGAGTGTGCGGTGGCCAACGATTTGGCCGCCTTCAGTTTGTGGTGTGATCATGGTCGTCTCCATTGATGCAACGCGATATTGCGTTGCGCGATTGTATAACAGATGTGAACGTCAGCCTAGGGTCTCGTCAATATATTTTGCGAGCATTCGCCCAGCCTCTAGCACCAGCTCGCGGTCGTTGTCTTTGACCTGCAAGTCCTTGCGAGTCCACTGCCTGAACTCACGGCTGAGTGCGCGCCAGTGATCTGGGTGTGTGGTCTTTAGCCAATCAACTGCAGCGGTCATGGCGCGAAGCTCTGCGCTGCTGTAGCCCTCAACGTCCTCGACCTCGGCAGCGAACGCCGTTGTCTTGGCAAACATGGGTGACACGTGAGGGAAGCCAAGGTCACCTTGCGCGTCGCTCCAATCCTTGGCCGCCCACATGCTGAGCAACTCACCGCACCAGTCGGGTTGGATTCGAATCATTGTTCACCTCGCTTGAGCTTGGGCAATGGCGCCCAGTGTGTGTAGAAAGTTTCTTTGCCGTGGTACTGGCCGTACATGGCCACACCACCTCGGCCAAGCAGCTGTACCTTGGCGCCGCGTGGGCAGGTCTCGATGGGTTGCCAGAAGTAGTTGTGGTCAACGGCTGCTGCGCCGGTGCTGTCAATCTGTGTTGTCATACTCGTCCACTCCCAATCGCAAAGATGCAGCCAACACTGATGGCCACAATGATTAGCGCACCAACACGCTGAGCAACTTCAACGTGCTTAGCGTGACGCTTGTCCTCTGCGATGCACTCATCAACGTATCGCTTGTACAACTCAGTGACTTCCTTGGGTGCGCCATAGCAAAGGAACTCACGCATCTGCGCTGCGAACTGCTCGCGCATGGTGTCATTGATTGCCTTCTCAAGTGCTCGTTTGTTGATCATGGTTTCTTTCCTTTGCAAAGATGATCCAGAGCCTTCTCTCGATCGTTGACGATGTCTGGCCAGATCCGCTCGCACACGGTGCAGCGGTAGGCTAGCGTGACCGCGACGGGTCTTGTTGCGCCGCTGGTGTAGGTTTTGATTACGGTGATCATTGTTGATTCCTTGCGTGTTTGGCTTCTTGCTTTTGCTTCGCTGCCTGGTATTTTTCAAACCATGCACCAAACAATGGCCAGATCGGGTCGCTCTCATCGATAGGGTCGTATGGCTTGTCACCGTCTCGATCCCATGAGAATGACGGCCCGCAGTACGGGTGAAAGTCTAGCCAAACATAACGGTTGCCAAGATGCAGCCTGCCGCCTGGATTGATGCAGACAATGGCGTTGCCCATGTTGATGCAAGTCATTGCTTTCCTCTTGCGCGAATCTCTTCGGCCACGTTCTCAGCAAACCACTCAGACCCCTTCAGGCTATCAAAGTGCTTCGCGCACGCCTCGCGCTCCTCGCGCCTAGCCTGCTCCATCGCGTGGTGCACGGAAGCGCGCAGGGCACGATCCAGCTTGATGGCATCGTCGTTTGAGATGGTGATGCCGAAGTGATGCGAGATTGCTCTGGCAGTTTGATAGCCAGTCATGTCGCCGTGGACTGGCGCAGGCGGCGTCGCTTGCTTTGGCTTCTTGCCAAATTCGATGACGTTGTCAGTCATAACTTCACCTTCTTTACCTCGACACAAAGACTTTGTTTTGTGTAAAGCCTATCTGTAATAGTGGTGCCAACGCGAATGCACTCCTGCCTATCAGGCAAATCGTTGATCACGATGGAATGCGCTGGGGTAGATGTGCTGCCCCCATTGAGTGTGATGATGAGAATCCAAGTGCTGATGATCGGTGTCATGTCAAATCTCCAATAGTTATCGTCAAGAAAATCTTCCCCTTCGGTTCAGGGTCAGTCCAAATGAAGGTCTCTTTGCGGATGACCTTGTTCGAGTCGTCGACCCAAAGCTTGCCAAGCGTGAGGGCGTCGGCTGCTTCCTTGCGGGCGTTGTCCACGTCGCGAGCACGTCGGTCAGGTGGGGCCAGCAACCACTCAACCTTGAGCGGGCCAGTCAATGGCTCCTTGCCCAATCCCTTCCAGCCAAGCAGCTGCGCGATGGCAGCGCGGTAGGACTTTGCCTCAGCGGTCTTGTAGTGGATGCCAGAGCGCGTGTGCTTCGTCGCATGGTTGCCAGTTGGCGGCCAAGGCAGCTCAAGTTCAATTGTTTTCTGTGTGCTCATTTTTTGTGCAATTTGCCTCTTTTTTAAGCAGGTTCGTTATTAGTAACAAACGTTGTATTTTTACAACACTTAATCATCCAGCTCTTTGTCCAATTCTTTTTGAGCAAATGCAATCTCAGCTGCACGACGAATTCCAAGGCTCATATTGCCCTCACCAATGCGCAGCAACTTGAACGCAGTCTTCTCGTTGAAGGTCACCACACGTTGCTGCATTCGATCTTCAAATGCCATTGGCTTACGACCACGTTGCTTGACTTCTTTTTCCATGATTCATTCCTTAAAAGTTGAGGGTCGCATTATACATTTATTTATGTATTTATACAATACATTAAATTGAGTAAACGCAACAAATGATTAAAAGAGACGGTACCCCATAAGAATAGAGGGAAGGGATAAAGTATATTTATATATACTATTAAGAAGGTATCTCTTTTTATATGTTATATACCTCAATCCCTTGCCCCACGCCGCCTTCCCGTGGAGACAACCATGTCGTCGGTTGTCTCGTTTAATCGGGTTATTCATCATCCTCTTCATTCTCATCACTGATAGCAAACTCATAAGCTACCCAAGCCATACGAGATTTGCCACGGCCAGACGATGGCTTGAACTGAACCAACTTGACCGCCTCACGGCGCTTCAATGCGTCCATGATTGAGTCTTGTTGGCGAGGCTCCAATGCCCTGAATGTGCGACTGAATCGTGTCAGCTCTGACTCAGTCCTGCCTGCAGCTCCTGCCTGCTTCACAACTCGCAGGGTGTCCTGACACCAGCGATCAAAGTCGCTGTCACCCATTCGAGTAGCGACCTGCTCCTCTTGGACCAACATGGTGAACTTGACGAAGTCGATGGCTAATTGGGCGCTGGAGGGGTCAATCTCCAGTCCGCCACCCTGAGCTACCTGCTTGAGCGTTTGAGCGTCGTAGCGGGCGCATGCGAAGCCCAGGGCGTACTTTGCAGCATGCTCCCATGCCCTGCCCCACAGCGGAGCCAACTGCTTGGCCTTGACCTCTTCCATGTGGTCCTCGACCCACGTGTCAAAGTCCATGAAGATCTGGTTGGTCATGCCAGCGAAGGGCACCTCGATCGGGTTGGCTGGGTCTAGGCCCATGATCCCGTTGCTCATCTCGCGGGCTGCCTTCATCCAGTCAATGATCGACTGTGGTGGCTGACCGATGCCCACGTACTGCTTTTGCACGCGACGGTCCGGCACGAACATCATGATCATTCGGTTCAGGTAGCCGCTCACCACGTCTTGGCTCTGCAATGCTGGCCACAGCGTCTCAGGTGTGGTCGTGCCATGCAATCCCACGCAAGGGTATGCAATGTCCACGCGTTGGCGGTTCTTTTGGTCCGCGTACTCTGTGCCGTTGTAGACCGTGCCGGCAGAGCTGAAGAGCTTCATCAAACTGGTAATGATCGATGCTAGGTGGGGGCCTGATCCCTTTGTAGCCACGGCCTTGAGCAGCAGGCCCAGCTCGTCGATCTGGAACAGCGTGTTGGGGTGCGCTGCGGTGCGTGCCAACAGACCCTGACCGGATGCCAGCTCCTCGCCGCCAAGCAGATCGTTGAGGCCAGCCGCGGTCATCAGCACCTTGACGCATTTACGTGCATGGTCCTTGCCCGCAGATGTGCCTGCCACACCAACGAGGTAGTAGTTTGTGCGCAGGCCAGTGCTCGTAGCCACCTTGCGGCCAAGCACAGTGCCCACCACGCTCAGTGCGCCAGCCAGCGCAAGGATGGGCTGAGGCTTCTGGGCCGTTTGCAAGATCCACTCCATGATCTCTTGCACGATGCCACCAGTTTGAAGCAGGTGACGCGGGTAGTCCGGCACGTCGTATGCCAGCTCATCCGAGTTGGTTGCCTCTTTTTTAAGCACAGGAAGGTCACGCTCCTCATCGATGATGATGGTTGTCGAGGTGATGGGCGTGGTGCTGCGCTCTAGCACGGGGATGGGCTGGGCTGCCGCCTTGCGCTTTGCCTGTGCAGCGAGGGCCGCGTCGAGGTCAATGACCACGTCGGGCTTACGCTTGGGTGCGTGCCGCTCAATCCCCACCAGCTTGGCCGCCTCATCGAGTGCGCCCTTGATGTCACCGTTGTGCTGCAGGGTGCACATCAGATCGAACGCGTCGTGCGCATAGCCATCGGCCAGAGGATCTGAGCCGTGGTGGCTGTAGCACTTTTGCTGCTCTTGGTCGAGGAACACCACTACGCCGGGAATGCGCGTGGATGAGCTAGGCGCCAACCAGCGCTTGCCCTTCTTGCGGTAGCCCGCCTGCGTCAACTGGTCTTCAAGGCTCACGGCCTTGTTGTACGCGCCGATCACATCGTTGTGCTCTGGGTTGACGGTGCGACTCTGCTGCGCGTAACGCTTGCCTGAGTGCATGGTCTTCCATGGGCACATGTTGTCGATCTCCTCGCGCAACCCGCTCGAGCGGTCAGCCAGCTGACGCCACAGGTCCAGCAATATCGCTGGCATGGTGGGCATCTCTTCAAAGTCCCATGGCGCCTTGCCCTCGGTCCACGTGTAGTTGTGCCCATCAGGGTGCTGGCTGGGTGGTAGCACGTCTTGGTTGGGACCTGCACGGAACTCAATGATGGTGAAGCGATCGACGGGCGACTTCGCGTCCTTCTTTGGCCACGTGATCTTCAAGAGCGGAAGGTCCGCAGGGGCGCCGACGAAGATCACCTTGTCGCGGTTGTCCTTGCTGCGAATGCGCATGCCCTGCTCGATGATGGCGTCGTAGTCGATGCCAAGCTCCTCCATGATGTGACGAGACCATGCCTCATCATCCACGTCGAGCGCGCAGGTTCCGCTGGGTTGGTGCACCAGTCCCATGTTCTGTGGGCCTTGGCTGAGCTTCAACACCGCGCGCTCTGGGGTGTTGATCAACTCGGATGGGCTATTCCAGCCGGGGTAGTTGGGACCCTTGGTCTTCATTGGCATCATCACCAATGACCAGCCGCGCTGCATGTAGGCGAACGCGTGCTCTATCTGGGACTTCTGAAGGTCGGACAGTTTTGATTCGTTATTGTCTGTTGTCATCGTCTTGCTTTGACGTCTTGAAGAGAAGGTGATCGGGCCACGGCCAGCAAGACGAACTGGCACGAAGGTGGCCACCCTGTGGCCCGACCTAAAAGTTTAAAGGATGCCCTTGTCGATCTTCAGTGCGCCCTTGGTCACCTTGTTGATCTTGACTTGCTGCATCGCTGGGATGCCGCGCTTCTGCCAATTAGAAACGCAAGGCTGGGTGCAACCAAGAGCCTTGGCTGCCGCAACTTGGGTCTTGAAGTGCTTAATAAGTTGTGCGAATGTCATTGTCTTTTCTCTGGTTGGATGTAGATGGCCGCGAGTATAGCACCTGTGAACCACATCACAGATGAAAATATTTTTAAATTATTCTTGTGACAACCTATAAATGTTGTTATACTAATTCCAACGAGCCAGCGTAACTGGTCACGACAGGAGTCCAAACATGTATACCATCTACATCATTGACAGAGCCAACCAAATCAGCCAACAAACCTTTGCCACTCAAGAGCAGGCCGACGACGCCAGCGATCGTTGGGAGGAAGTTGGTGGTTGCGAGGTGTTCACCGATCGCACACGTGCCATTGACTGCAAGGACCGCTATGACCGCCGCATGCGCGCACAGTCGATGCGCCTTTGCCGAGTCGTGCGTTAACTTCACAAGTGTGATATACTTTGATCAACAGGAGATCGAAATGAGCTACTACACAAATCGCCGATACAACCCACCACGTGAAGTCTATGAGGCCAGCACACTGATTGGCCCCAACACTGGCAAGAAGATTGACAAGCCAGCTGAGCCAGACATGACCCAGTACATCCAAGACCGCATCAACATGTATGCGGGCACACCATTCCCCAACAAAACCAGCGAGGCCATGAAGGCTTACTGGTTGAGCCAGATGGATCTGTACAAAGGTTACTTACGCGGTGAGGTCAAGCGCAGTCAATTGGACCTCGACATGCTGGGCAAGATGTCTGGCTGGACTATGCCCGAGTGGGGCTATGCAAGGAGCTGACATGATTCGAGTTTTGTTTTTACTTTTACTTGCTTGCGCAGTTGTTTTCTCTAAGGAGATACCACTCATTGCCTATGCATTGGCGGCAGCATTTGCTTTATGGGTCAACGTAAGGGATATGTCATGAGAATGAAAATCGCACTCGCGGACTTGTTCCTCGACTACTTCAACAATTACCTCACCATCGAGAAGTTCGCTGAGCACAACGAGATGGAATTGGCTGATGCCAAGGTCTTGCTTGATCTTGGTCGCAAGTACCACGAGCAACGTGCGGCAGGTGAGCTATGAGCGAGATGGGTGAAACATGGGCTGCCTTTCGTGAGATGAAGCAAGCCAAGAGACGATCCAACATGGCTGCATCCACACTCAGACTCGAGCGTGAGGGCTTTGCCTTCACATCCCACAACCACGGCGTGCACCTAGTCTTGATGAAGGGTAACCAACCAATTGACTATTGGCCAAGCACTGGGTTGTGGTGGGTTCGAGGTACACGCAACAAGCGGCGTGGCATTGATCGCCTCGTCAAGTTTTTGAAATCAGGAGCGACATCATGAAACACTTAGAAAACAACTGCGAAGGTATTGACGCATCAGTGTTCAGCAGCGACATGCTGTTTGACGACGAGCGACGCAACATGCTCAAGAGCTACATCGGTCGATGGGTTAGAGCAATTGAGCAACACGAAAAATTTGAATTTGAGGACGAACAACATGAAGACTTGGCCATTCCCAACTCACCCGCTGCCTTCACCGAAGCGCAACAACCCACCGAAATTTAACCCTGACAACTACGAGGACGCGCCGCTATGAATGCCTACATCAAATTCTTGAACGAGTCCGTTGGCATCCCGAAGCCAACTGACGCAACCGCTCTTGCGCTATTTGAGCTGATCTGTTTGCACGACGGCCTAGGTCATCCAATGCCAGTGACTGCCGCCATGAACCAGCCACAAATTGCATCGCCTGCCACCTTGCACCGCAAGCTGGACGATCTCCTGCTGCTTGGCCTTATTCAGCACGAGCACGAGGGCAAGAATCGACGCACCAAGTATTTGAAGATGTCGACAGCCGGTCGCCTGTACACCACGTTGATGAGCCAAGCAATGGAAAGGGTCACGCAATGAAAGCCGTATGCGTTATCAAAGCCGAGGGGTATAGAGACTGCCTTGAGTTTGTCACCGTGCAGAGGGCGCTCTATGCCGGACAGGAGGCCGCACTCAAACTGGCCAGTGATGGGCACAAGAATGTCAGCCTCGAGGTTTACGAGCTGGTCGCTCAGGCCCCAGTGAGAACTACCCACGTCATCAGTATTGAGAAGGTCACAAAGCCATGAAAAAGCGCAGCAAATACAGGCCAAAGCCACAGCTCGACGATCCAGTCTCGTGGGTTGTGTCCGGCCTCAAGCCAATGAACGATGTGTCGTACACCCTTGTGCTGCGTACACGCAACCACGACGCCATGGACAAGCTTCGCCGAGGGGTAGCTACCAAGGAAGACATTGACACTCTTATCGGGGCATTCAACATGACTGAGGGGTATAAGCGCCTTCGCCCAGAGCTTGGCCAAGACTGGTCTGCGGAGATCCGCGCAGGTCAAGACGCCTTGCTCGAGGTTGCTAGGCGAGGTATTGACTCAGGAAAATTTATTCTCAAGGCGTCAGAGCTGGTAGCGATGAACCTTGTGATGGAGATCCACGACGCACAGCTTGATCAGACAACTGTGCGCGACATGGAGATGGCGATGGACATCATCGACAAGGACCACAAGAGCAAGAAGTCCCGACCAATAAAAATTTCGGGCGCATCATTTTAATTTTTTAACCAAAGGAAAAACCATGAGACTTACCAAAACAATTCGCGATTCATTTGTTCGCGCAGTGATGCACGATGTGCCTCAAGTTGACTACGAAGAAGAGGCTCAAAAGCTGGCCAAAGATGCAGTCACAAAAGGTCTGCCGTTATCAGTGCAGAAGATGATCAATGACCCCCAGCTTTCTCACTACGTCAATTACGAATACATCACTATGCCGCAAAGGTTTTCTAACTTTTACTGCGCATGTGCACAGGGAGAAAGCACAATCGTTCAACGCACAATGCCAGAGGTTTGGGCAAAAATTATGGAGCTGCACGCAAAGTACGAACAGCAGATCAAGGATCGAAACACACTTCGATACAAGCTTGAAGGCGTCGCTAACTCCGTGAGCACACGCAAGTCATTGATACAGGCTCTGCCAGAGTTTGAAAAATATCTTCCAGAGGATGAAGAAAAAGCTATCCGAACTCTTCCAGTGGTAGCAAACGTAGTAGCAGACTTCACAAAAGCTGGCTGGCCAGCGAAAGGTAAAAAATGAAATTCATCAGCAAAGTAATCGAGTTTATCAAGGCATCTTTCCGCATGCCCAGTGCGGAGATGATGGCGCTCACAGAGCTGGAGCAGGCCAAGCGTGAGTTGCTTCAAATGCAGACTGCTAAGGACTACTCATCTCGCATGGTTGAGTACAACCAAGACCGCATTCGCCGGCTGACTGCGCACATCGCCAAGTCAACGCAAGTGCCAACGCTGAATGACGTTTTATGACAGCGACGTGGGCACTTGTATTCATGCTGTGCTCGCGTGGTTGCGAGCCTCAGTACGCCATTCCCTACAGCTCACGAGGTGAGTGTGTGCGGGCTATTCAAAAACAAGATGGTATGCAAGTTCGAGAGCGAGCTGTGTGCATTCCAATTTCAAAGGACTGAGTGTGAAAAAACAACACATGCAAAAATAATTCAAACAAAGTATCACAAGCGTGAAGTCTGTGATACACTGAGTTCAACGAAGCAGAAAAAGCTTCCCGCCCCCAGCGGTTCTGGGGCACTCCAGAAGGACACACAAAATGCAAATCCTAGTAGAAGTCAAAAACGTTTACGGCGTTCAAACCGTATACCCAGTCTGTGAACAAGCAAAGTTCTTCGCCGCATTGGCTGGAACCAAGACCCTGACATCTCAGGCTCTCAAGCTGATCAAGCAAGCCGGCTACCAAGTCTGCGTCGCAACCCCCGAACTCGCAATCTAATCAGGAGCACACCATGTTCAACTTAAACGACATCGACAACATTGAATCCAACGACTGCGGCGCTGACGAATACTACGCCTCGATCCAGAACGCAATCAACAGCGGCATGTGGGGCCTGCAAGGTAGCTACGGTCGCACCATGATGGAAGCCATCAACTCTGGTTGCTGCTTGCTTGGCAAGTCCCGCGCCAGTGACTACTACGGCAACGTGATCCCAAGCCGCGATGACGTCAAGGCAGGGACCAAGGGCAGCTACGACTTTGTGGCCGACGCCATGGGTGTTGAGTACGCCGACGCGATGGCCGCACTTTAATTAGGAGAACGCAATGTCAATTCCAGAATACAAGATGGTCCCAGCCCCGATCAAAGGATCTGGCGACAACACTTGGTACAACCAAGGTTGCGAAGGCTGTGACTTTCGCTACATGCGAGAAGTCAAGTGCTCTGCAATTGACTGTCGCCCACGCAACGGCATCCCAGTCATTGCAAAAATAATTCAACAACCTTCACAACTGTGATACAATAACTTCACTGGCCCAGCAGATTCTGGGACACATCAGGAGATCATCATGTCAGCATTCATCGTTTCAAATACTCAGATCAACGCCATCGTCCGTGCTGCTAGTCGCATGGGCCTGTCCTACCAATACGCGGGCATGACTCGCCGCGTTGCAGGCATGGAGCAAGAGATGGCCGAGATGCTTCTCTGCGCAAACTACGACAGCGTCAATGCGCGCTACCGCGAGAACAACCTGCCACGTCCAATCATCTACGCGATTGACGCGCCTTTGTTGCCAGTCATTGCCACCATCAAGCTCGCCAACAGCTTGGCCTACCAGAGCTGCGAGTTCGACGAGTGGGACTCAAGCGAAGCCAAAGCATTTCTCGATGCATTCGAAAGCTGGTCAGTCAACAAGTTGCCAGGCTACGACGCAGCGCCATGGACTATCGACGACGACGAACCTGCTGGTCCAGTAGGTTTGGTTGAGACCATGAACGCGCTCAAGAAAGCTGGCAAATTGATCGTTGTCAACGTGGGAGATAAGAAATGATCACCATCGAAATAAACAGCGGCGGCGCCGCATTCGTGGACGAGGGTCCACGCGAAGAGATCGCTCGCATCCTGCGTGAGCTGGCCATCCGAATCGAGGAGGGCCAGACCCCAACAATCGTTCGTGATCTTAATGGCAACAAGTGCGGCACAGTCGCCATGAACTTAGGGGATTGACATGCGCATCGAGATGAACATTCGCCTAGACGTTCGTGGTGCTCGCAACAGCATCAGGGACTGTGAGATCCGAGCCAATGAGGCCCTTGACTTTATCGGTCGCAACATTGGGTACTACAAAGCCAGACGCTATGACCATCAAGTCGAGCGCGACGACGGCACGCTTGAGTACCAGCAAAACATTTTGGTGGCGGTCGACATCGATGCCATGTCACTGAGCTTTGCTGACGACATCAACGAGCTGTGTCGCCTGCTGCAGCAGGACTGCATCGCCATCAACCAACAAGGCACGACCAGCGGCTGGGTGCTTGGCCCGCACCCAGAACGCTACGGTAAATTTAATTTCGAAAAGTTTGTACCGGTATAAAAACTGTGATATACTTTTCCCAAGACGGCAAGTTTTTTTAACCACTCCAGAAGGACACATCATGAAAACAATTCAAGACCTCGTTGCTGCACGCATTGCAGCCAAGCGTGAAGAAGACGCAGCCGTGGCCAAGCGCCGCGAGCTTGACGAGCAAATCTCCCTACAACTTTCCACCGGCAAGGCCGAGGGCACTGAGTCACTGAAGCTCCCAGACATTGGCGCGAAAGTCACGGTCACGTACAAAGTGACAAGAAAAGTTGATACAGATGCTCTGCAAGAGGGCTGGGCCAATCTGTCTGGCGAACAGCAGGCAGCATTTAAATGGAGCGCAGACATCAGCGTTACAGCTCTGCGTAAATTCGAGGGCAATGACTTGGTTGCGGTCTCAAAGTTCTTTGAGTCCAAGCCAGCTTCGCCCACCATCAAAATCGAAATGATCTAAGGGGATCTAAATGGCAATCGTTCTTTCATCCACCAAGCAAGCTGCCGAAATCAGCGGCTTGAAGTTCTTGGTTCACGGTCCAGCTGGCGCAGGTAAGACAACACTCTGCGGCACGACTGGTGAGTCAACCATCATCATCAGCGCCGAGTCTGGCCTGTTGTCACTGCGTCACTTGGACATCCCAGTGATCGAGGTGAAGACACTCGACCAGCTGTATGAAGCCTATGACTTTGTGGCCAACACACCCGAAGGTCAAGCATTCAAATGGATCTGCTTGGACTCGATCAGCGAGATCGCTGAGGTGGTGCTCAACCACGAGAAGAAGGCAGCCAAAGATCCGCGCCAAGCATACGGTGCATTGGCCGAGAAGATGACGGACCTGATCCGTGCATTCCGCGACATGCCTGCACGCAACGTGATGTTCTCTTGCAAGCAAGAGCGCACCAAGGACGAGCAGACCGGCGCGATGCTGTACTACCCTGCTATGCCTGGCAACATGCTCAAGCAGGGCGTCGGCTACTTCTTTGATTTTGTTTTCGCCCTTCGCGTTGAGAAGGATGGCGACGGCAACCCAACACGCTGGCTGCAAACGAGCCGCGACTATAACTACGAAGCTAAAGACCGCTCAGGCAGTCTTGAGATGTTCGAGTCCCCCGACCTTTCAGCAATCGCTGCGAAAGTCAAATCAACCTCAGCCAACTAATCCCTAGAAAGGACACCCAAATGGCACGCTTTAATTTCAATACAGGCAGCGTTGAGAAACGCGAAAACAACTACGAACTCCTGCCCGCAGGTTGGTATGTGGCTCAGGTTACTGAGTCTGACATTGTGGCCCTCAACTCTGGCAATGGCCAAGCATTGAAGCTCACTTTCGACATCTTGTCTGACCAAGGTCGTGGCCGCAAAGTGTGGTCGCGTCTGAACATTCAGCACACCAACCCGAAGGCAGAGACCATCGCTCAGCAACAGCTGCGCGAGCTGTGTGATTCAATCGGTATCGTGCAAATGCAAGACACCGTCGAGCTGCACAACAAGCCTGTCCAAATCCGCGTGAAGATCCGCAAGTCTGATGACCCACAGTATGAAGATCAAAATGAAATTGCTGGCTTTAAGCCTGTCGATGGCGCAGCTTCTGGTGGTGCAGCGATGCCACCTAGCACCGTTCCTCGCCCATTCTCAGCGGCAGCAAACACGGCAGCCGCGCCAGCAACGACGGCACCCGCAGGCTCAGCCCCTCCTTGGGCTAAGAAGTAATTGACGAGGTCGAAAGCAGATGCTGTGGTACGAACGGCCCCAAGCAGGTTCGAGTCCTGAGCGGCCCAGTGCAGCGAGTAGACCTCACCAATAACGGGCGGCAGCTACAGCAGTATTCGGATGGGCCGAGTACGCCGCCCACCATTTTCATCAACGACATCAAAGGAAATTAAATGTCAAATCAAAACCAACCCCCAATCATCACCATCAAGTTTGTGCCAGCTGGCGTAGAGATGGTCCTCGCCGGTCTGAACAAGCTTCCTCGCGAGGCAAGCGATGGCTTGTTCCAAGAAGTTCAAGCTCAATATCAGTACCAGATTCAAGAGCTGATCAAACAAGCTGAGGAGCAATCCAAGAAGCTTGGCGATTCTGAAAAAGCCAAGGCCGCAGCACCAGCAAAAAAAGTTTCAACAGCAAAGAAGGCAGTTAAAAAATGACAACCCGCATCTACTCAGTTCAATCAACAATCGGCAATGGCTTTCACCTCGTTGAAGCAAGCACCAAGAACGCGGCACTGCGCCACGTCGCTGAAGGCTTGTTCCAAGTTGAAGTGGCAAACCAAAAGACACTCGTCGCAGCAATGCAAGACGGCGTGAAGATCGAAGTCGCTGGCGCTGAAGTGCCAACAACTCAGACGGCCGAGTAATCGGTGGCTCCCTTTGGGGAGCCTGTAAAGGTGAGGGGTTCCAAAGTCCCATGGCACTGCGCAATCGCAGTGGAGGCGTCCAACTGGCAACGTCCCCCTCACCTTTGCAACACACGGAGAACAACATGGCAGCACTGCCCTACTACACATACATGCACACAAGGAACGATACGGGAAAACCTTTTTACATTGGAAAGGGGTCTGCTCGCAGGGCTTGGGATAACAGACGCAGCAAGCGTGGCGCCCACTGGTCAAATGTTGCAAGCAAGCATGGTTATGAAGTTCACATTCTTGCTCAGTGGAAAACAGAAAAAGAAGCACACAATCATGAGGTGTTTTTAATTGACACCATGCGCAACATGGGTGTTGATATTGTCAACAAAACAATTGGCGGCGAAGGCAGCTCTGGATATAAGTGGAATGATGAGTCTCGCGCAAAACTATCTGCTATTGCTTCACGGAATAATTCTGGGGAAAAGAACCCAATGTTTGGTCGAAAGCACTCTGCAGAGACTCGGGTGAAGCTTTCAGCCGCGAAGGTTGATGTATTTACTGGATCAAAGCATCCGAAAGCAACAATTGATGAAGAGCTGGCAGTGAAAATTAAACATGCAAAAGGGACTGCGACCGCCAAAGATGTTGCTAAAAATCTTGGCGTTTCTTGGCATGTCGTCAGGAATATCTGGTCTGGAAAATCTTGGAGAAATATCAATGGCTAAGCTACCAGAACCGATTCACGCAACAGCCAACATGATTTACGCAGCATACGAAGAGGATGCTGAGAACGGAAATCGCCCACACCTCGGAGCCTCATTGATTGGTCATGCATGTGAGCGATTTTTGTGGCTCACGTTTCGATGGGTTGATGCTAAAAAGTTTGAAGGAAGAATGCTTCGACTTTTCGAAACTGGCCAACTTGCAGAAGAGCGGATGGCAAAGAACCTACGTCGCATTGGCGTTGAGCTTCACACAGAAACTCCAGACGGTAAGCAGTGGAAGGTCGAAGACCTTGGCAAACATTTCGGAGGGTCGATGGATGGCGCTGGCAAAGGTTTTCCAGAGGGTCCAAAAACTTGGGCGGTATGGGAATGCAAGACTAGCAACACCAAGGGCTTTCGTGAGCTGCAAAAGAACGGTGTTCAAAAGGCTAAGCCGCTGCACTATTCGCAAATGATGACATATTGCGGGTACACCAGCATGGACCGAGCAATGTACACCTGCATCTGCAAAGAGACAGATGAGATCTACACGGAGTGGGTCCACTTCGACATGAACGAGTTTGCCAAGCTGAAGGCGAGGGCTGAGCGAGTGGTGTTCTCGAATGAGCCACCACTCAAGATCAACAACGACCCGAGCTGGTTCACCTGCAAGATGTGCGACTTCCACGCCCACTGCCATGGCGAGATGGCGCCTGCTGTCAACTGCCGCACGTGCGCACACTCAACCGCCGAGCCTGATGGTGATGCACGCTGGTCTTGCGCGCACCACAAGTTTGATCTGACGCTTGAGGTACAGCGCGAGGGTTGCACCAACCATCGCTACATCCCGATCCTGCTGGACAACTTCGCCACCATGACCGACTTCGTGGACGGTGACGTTGTATATACAACCAAGGCCACTGGCCAGACGTTTGCCAACGGCGAGCGCCTGACCTCGCTCGATTCGCAAGAGATCCGTGACTTGGAAAACAAACTGCTGCTTGGCGACGTAGCCAAGCTGAAGCTTGACTTGCAGGCGCAAGGCGTGAGCGGTACGGTGGTGAAGTAATGACACAGATTCAATCGGTCAGTCATGACCAGAGCTACATTATCAAATCAATCATGGAGCTGTGCGGCATTGATCGGTTTGGAGCCGACTTGACTTACGGTAATGGCGGATTCTGGAAAGAGCTTCCGCAGCCATTGCTCAAGTTTGATCTTGACCCACAAACACCAGACACGATCCTGGCCAACAGCATGCTTTTGCCACTTGGCCAGGCCTGCGTAAAGTCAATAATGTTTGACCCGCCATTCTTGACCTACATCAAACAGGGTCGCGAGCACAACTCCGTAATGGGCAAAAGATTCAGTGGGTACTGGAGATATGAGGAGCTTGAGGAGCACTATCGAGGGACTATCACCGAGGCTCATCGAGTGCTCGAGAGGGGTGGTATTTTTGTCGTCAAGTGCCAAGACATTATTCACAACCACAAGATGCATTCGACTCACATAAACGTGGTGAACTGGGCTGCTGGAATGTTTCGCTTGAAGGACTTGTTTGTTCTTTCGGCAAAGCACCGCATGCCAATGCCAGAAAAAGACGGCGAGAAAAAGCGCGTTCAAAAACATGCGCGTGTGCATCACTCTTATTTTTTGGTGTTTGAGAAATGCTAGTCCCACGCCCATATCAATCGCGAGTGGTTGAGGATCTTTGGTCTTTCTTTCACAAGCACCCAGATGGCAACCCAATCATTGAAGCCTGCGTCGGTGCGGGCAAGTCAATGATGGTGGCCATGATCGCTCAGCGTGCCATGACTGAGTATCCAGGCACGCGCATTGTGGTGATCGTGCCAAGCAAAGAGCTGCTCGTCCAGAACGTCGAGGAGCTGTACTCGGTGTGGCCAGAGGCGCGCGCTGGGGTTTACTCTGCGGCAGTCAAGAGCAAGCAGCTTGGCTATGACCTGACCTACGCCACGATCGGATCGATCTACAAACAGGCCCACCTCATGGGTCGTATCGATCTCATCTTGGCAGACGAGTGCCACGGCATCAACCCTAAAGACACCGGCATGTGGCGCAGCTTCATCGGTGACCTGCGCAAGTACGGCAGCCCTGCCCGCGTTGTCGGCCTGACGGGCACGCCGTTTCGCGGCAACGGTGCTTGGCTGACCTGCGGTGAGGAGCCGCTGTTCACCAACGTGTGCACGCGGGTAACCATCCGCGAGCTGCTTGACCTTGGCTTTCTGTCACCACTCACAACCATTGAGACCAAGACCCACATCGATGTCAGCGAGGCGCGTACCGTGGCCGGTGACTACAACCTCCAAGACTTGGCCAAGCTCACTGACAAGGACGAGCTGGTGCAGGCCGCGGCCGACGAGATCGTGGTCATGGGTGCACCTCGTAAGAAGTGGCTGGTGTTTGCGGTCAACGTGGCCCACGCAGAGCACGTTTGCGCGGCCTTAATTGATCGGGGAATACCTTCGGCAGTAGTGACCGGAGACACGCCTTCTGCGCAGCGTGACGCAGCCATTGCGGCATACCGTCGCGGTGAGCTTCGCTGCCTTGTCAACGTGTCGGTGCTGACCACTGGGTTCAACGTGCGCGACATCGACTTCCTCGTCCTGTTGCGCGCCACCAAATCGCCAGTGCTCTACGTCCAGATCTTGGGCCGCGCCCTGCGCACAGCCGAAGGTAAGACCGATGCCTTGATCGCTGACTTCACAGACACCATCGCCACCCTCGGGCCGGTCGATGAGATCAAGGGCCGTGTGCCAAGCGGTGGTAAGAAGGGTGTGGCGCCCACCAAGATCTGCCCCAACTGCGGCAACCCGAACCCAGCCAGCGCGCCCGAGTGCTTGGAGTGTGGCCACATCTTCCCGCCGCCAGAGCGCATCACCCATGGGACCGAGGCCAGTGCAGCGGCAGTGCTCAGCTCGCAGAAGGAGACCATGTTCAATGCGGTCGCTGTTGACAGGGTTGCCTACAAGCTGCATCAAAAAGAGGACAAGCCAGACAGCCTGCGCGTCGAGTATTACAGCGGCCTCATGCGAGTGGCCAGCGAGTGGGTGTGCCTGTCTCACGAAGGATACGCCCGCAGGAAAGCTGAGTCATGGTGGCGCCAGCGCGCGACCATCGATGCGATCCCAAGCAGCACACACGACGCACTCGAGTGGCTCAACTACAGCGAATCAATTCTGCGCAAGCCAACAGGCTTGACCGTGAGCAAAGAGAAGTACCAATCAATTCTTTCTTATAACTGGAGTTAAAAAATGGATGACCCAAAAGTAATTGAAAACCTACGCAACCAATTGCGTGAGGCGACAAAGCGAGTGCCAGCTCGAATCAATAGCGCATCAGTGCAGGC